TCGAGCGCGAGTTCGAGGCCAGCGACCAGCGCCGGTTCTTCGTGCCGTGTCCGCATTGCGGCCACGCGCAATGGCTGAAGTTCGAGCGTCTGCGCTGGCAGAAGGGCCGCCCGGAGACGGCGGAATATCACTGCGAGGGCTGCGAGCAGCCGATCGCCGAGCACCACAAGACCGCGATGCTGGAGGCGGGCGAATGGCGGGCAACCGCCGTTGCCGCCGATCCGACCACGGTCGGGTATCACCTCTCGGCGCTCTATTCGCCGATCGGTTGGCTGAGTTGGGAGCGGATCGTGCGCGCATGGGAAGCGGCCCAGGGGTCGGACGAGGCGATCAAGGCGTTCCGCAACACGATCCTTGGCGAGACATGGGTCGAAACCGGGGAAGCGCCGGACTGGCAGCGATTGGCGGACCGGCGCGAAGCATGGGTGCACGGCACTGTGCCTGCGGGTGGGCTGTTCCTGACCGCCGGGGCCGACGTGCAGAAGGACCGGATCGAGGTCGATGTCTGGGCTTGGGGGCGTGGCCTCGAGAGTTGGCTGATCGATCATCTGGTGCTTGAGGGCGGACCCGGCGATCCGGCTTGCTGGCAACGGCTCGCAGATCTGCTCGGCGGGACATGGGTCCATGCCTCCGGCCAGCACATGACGCTGGCGCGGCTTGCGATCGACACCGGCTTCGAGACCTCGGCGGTGTATGCCTGGTCGCGTCAGGTCGGCTTCGCACAGGTGGCGCCGGTGAAGGGCGTCGAGGGCTTCAACCGGTCGAGCCCGGTGACGGGCCCGACCTATGTGGACGCGACGGTCGCGGGCAAGCGGCTGCGCCGCGGCGCGCGGCTCTGGACCGTGGCCACGTCGACTTTCAAGGCCGAGACCTATCGCTTGCTGCGCCAAGACCGGCCGACAAGGGAAGAACTGGAGGCCGGCGCGGTCTGCCCGCCCGGCACGATCCATCTGCCGGACTGGGCCGATGGCGAATGGCTGAAGCAGCTGACCGCCGAGCAGCTGGTGACGGTGCGCACGAAGCGCGGCTTCGCCCGGCTCGAATGGCAGAAGCTGCGCGAACGCAATGAGGCGCTGGACACCCGGGTCTACGCCCGGGCCGCAGCCTGGATCGCCGGCGCGGATCGGTGGCCCGAGGCGCGATGGCAGGAGTTGGAGCGGCAGCTGGCGGCGCCCGCGAGAGAGCCGGGCCGGACCGGTTCAGCCGCGCCTCGCGCAGATCGGCCGGCGCGGCAACGGCGCTCGGTGCGCTCGAATTACATGGGGTGAGCATGGCGAGCGTGGCAGAGTTGAAGACCCGCCGCGAGGCGCTGGCCGCGCAGCGGTCCTCGGGTGTCGCCCGGGTCAGCTACGACGGCAAGACGGTGGACTATCGCAGCGTGGCCGAGATCGACCGCGCCATCGAGGCGCTCGACCGCGAGATCGCGGCGGCCGAAGGTCGGCGGATCGTGCGGCAGATCCGGGTGACGACGGCGAAGGGTCTGTGACGCGATGGGTCTGTTCGATCGCTTCCGCCGTCCCGCGCGGGGCGGCCCGAGGACCATGCGCGCCCGGCTCGAGGGGGCGATGGCGAAGCGCCGGCTGCGGGGCTGGAACCCGCCGCTCGAGAACATCAACACGCTGGTGGCCTCGGGCGGACCCCGGTTGCTGGCGCGGTCGCGGGAACTGGTGGTCACCAACGGCTATGCGGCCAATGCCTGCGAGGCCTTTGCCGCCAATCTCGTCGGCGACGGGATCAAGCCCTCGTCGCTGATCGAGGACGGGCCCATCCGCGACAGCGTCCAGCGGCTCTGGCTTGCCTGGACCGACGAGGCGGATGCCGATGGGCTGACCGACTTCTTCGGCCTGCAGGCCATGGTGGCGCGCGAGATGTTCGTCGCGGGCGAGTGTTTCGTGCGGCTGCGCCCGCGCCGGGCGGAGGACCCCGGATCGGGTCCGGGGCAGGTTCGGCTGACCGTGCCGTTGCAGCTGCAGCTACTCCAGTCGGAAATGCTGCCCTTCGAGAAGATGGAGCTGTTGCCCTCGGGCAACCGCATCCGTTGCGGGATCGAGTTCGACGGGATCGGGCGGCGTGTCGCCTATCACTTCCGCCGCCGCCATCCCGGCGACAGCACCGACCAGGGCACGGTCATCCCCGAGACGGTGCGCGTTCCGGCCGCGGATGTGCTGCACGTCTATCGCCCGATCGACGGGGGCCAGATCCGGGGGCTGCCGCACATCGCCCCCGCGATGGTGCGGCTCTTTCTGCTCGACCAGTACGACGATGCCGAACTCGACCGGAAGAAGACCGCGGCGATGTTCGCGGGCTTCATCACCAAGACCGCGCCCGAAGAGCCGATGCTGGGCGAGGCAGAAGCCGATCCCGACGACGCGGCCATCGCCAGCCTCGAGCCCGGCACGATGCAGGTGCTGCTGCCGGGCGAGGACGTGAAGTTCTCGTCTCCGGCCGATGTCGGCGGCGGCTACGAGGCGTTCCAGTACCGGACGCTCTTGTCGATCGCGGCCTCGGTCGGGCTGCCCTATCACCTGGTGACCGGCGATGTGCGGCAGGCGAACTATTCCAGCCTGCGCGCCGAGCTGGTCGAGTTCCGGCGCCGGGTCGAGCAGCTCCAGCACGGAGTGATCGCCCATCAGCTCTGCCGCCCGGTCTGGGCCCGCTGGATGGAGACGGCGGTGCTCGCGGGCGCGCTCGACCTGCCGGGCTATTCGTCAGCCCCGCGCCGCTACCGGGCGGTGCAGTGGATCCCGCCCCGATGGGAGTGGGTCGATCCCTTGAAGGACATCCAGGCGCAGGTGCTGGCGATGGAGGCCGGCATCACCTCGCGTCGCAAGGTGGTCGAGGCCACCGGCTACGACGTCGAGGAAGTGGACCGCGAGAACGCGACCGACGCCGCGCGGGTGGCGGCCCTTGGCCTGCGCTACCGCACCAGCCCGGGCGAGACGCAGGGGGCACGGGCGACGCCGGCGACGAAGCCGGACACGAGCGACGGCTCGGCGACGACCGGCCCGGACACCGAACAGGAGTGATGAGCCATGGCAAGCTGGTATGCGATCCGCGCCCGGGGAACCGGCGCGGAAGTGGTGATCTATGACGAGATCGGTGCGCATGGCGTGTCGGCCAAGGGGTTCCTCGCCGAGCTCGGCGCGCTGCCCGAAGGGGCGCCCATCGACCTGCGGCTGAACAGCCCGGGCGGGTCGGTCTTCGACGCGGTCGCGATCCACAATGCGATCAGGCGCCACGAAGGCACGGTCACGGTCTGGATCGACGGCATCGCCGCCTCGGCCGCCTCCTATGTCGCGATGGCGGGCGACGAGATCGTCATGCCCGAGAACGCCTTCCTGATGATCCACGACCCCGCCGGCCTCGTGATGGGCACGGCCGAGGACATGCGGGCGATGGCCGAGGCGCTCGACAAGGTGGGTGACAGCCTTGCCGCAGGCTATGCCGCGAAGTCCGGCCGGGCGGCGGACGAGATCGCGGCCCTGATGGCCGCCGAAACCTGGCTCGATGCGACCGAGGCGCTGGCCCTCGGCTTCGCCGACCGCATCGCCGAGCCGGTGCGGATCGCGGCCAGCTTCGACATCGGCCGGTTCCGCAACGCGCCGCCTGCTCTGGCGGATGCCGTCGCCGCGGAGCCCGAGGCTGACGACGCGCAGACGGCCGCCAACGCGCAATCGGCCGGGGACGCCGCCGACACGAATGAAACCGACAGCAACTCGGACAGTGAGGCGGAGGATCGCACGGAAGCGGACCTCGACGCCGCCCTCGCCCCCGACACCACAACGCCAGCGGGCAGCGACCCGGGCAAGAGCGGAGTATCGGCCGATACGACCGCGATCCGCGCGACGGCCATCGCCCATGCCCGCGCCGTCGTCGATCTCTGCCGCCTCGCGGGCCAGCCGCAGATGGCCGGCCGCTTTCTGGAAACTGATGCAGGCCTTGAGGAGGTCCGCGCCGCACTCCTGGCGGCGAAGGCCGAGGCCGAGCCGGAGATCGCCGCGCACCACCCGCAACCGGGCCGATCCTCGGCCGCCCGTCCCTGGGGCGAGATCGTCGCCCGCACCTTCCGCCCGAAAGGATGATCCCCGATGACCACGCTCACCGAAACCACCCATCCCGGCGGCTTCCTCGTCTGGGAAGCCTTCCGCGACTACACCCGCGAGACCGTGACCGTCGCAACAGGCACGCTCGAGCCCGGCACGGTGCTCGGCAGGATCACGGCGTCGGGCAAATACGCCGCCTTTGACCCCGCCGCCGTCGATGGCACCGAGACCGCCGTCGCCGTGCTCTGGGGCAAGGCCGACGCCTCGGGCGGCGATGCGCCCGCCGTCGCGCTGATCCGCGGCCCCGCCATCGTCAACCGCAACGACCTCGTCTTTGTTGGAACGCCGAGCGCCCCCGAGATCGCCGCGGCCCATGCCGCGCTGCTGGCGGCCGGCATCCTCGTCCGCTGAACCAACCCTGAAGGAGGCATCCTCATGGCCACCATGGCCATCTTCGAAGGCGATGCCTTCACCATCATCGAACTGACCCGGGCGCTGGAGAACATCCCGTTCAAGCCCGCGATCCTGTCGGGCGCGGGCTTATTCTCGCCCCGTGGCGTGCGCGCGCGCACCGTGGTGATCGAGAGCCGTGACGGCACCCTGTCGCTGATCCCGTTCTCGGAGCGCGGCTCGGCCCACGAGCAACAGGTGCCCGAGCGCCGCGAGACGCGCGCCTTCGTCTGCCGCCAGTTCAAGAAGCAGGACGTGCTCTGGGCCTCGGAAATCCAGGGCATCCGCGATTTCGGCTCGGAAAGCGCCACCCAGCAGGTGCAGAGCGAGGTCGCCCGCAAGCTCGGCCGCCTGCGCACCGATGCCGAGGGGACCTTCGAGTATCATCTCCTGAACGGCCTCCAGGGGGTGGTGAAGGACCCCAAGGACGGCGCGACGGTGATCAACTACTACACCGAGTTCGCGATCACCCCGGCGGCAGAGATCGACTTCGACCTCGACAACGCGACCCCGGCTTCCGGGGCGCTGCGCAAGCGCTGCCAGGCGCTGATCGAGAGCGTCGAGGACAGCATGGGCGGGCTCGCGGCCGGCGCGGTGCAGGTCCGCGCCGAATGCGGCTCGGCCTTCTTCGCCGATCTCGTGGCCCACAAGGAGGTGCGCGAGACCTATCTCAACACCGCCGCGGCGGCCGATCTGCGCGGGCGGGTGGCCGACGAGGTCAGCTTCGGCGGCATCACCTTCCGCCGCTACCGCGGCGGCGCGGGCTTCGGGGTGCCGACCGACAAGGCGTTCTTCTATCCCGAGGGCGTCGAGGGGCTGTTCGAGATCTATCACGCCCCGGCCGATACCTTCGAGACGGTCAACACGCTGGGCCTGCCGCTCTACGCCCGCACGATCCCCGACCGCGACCGCGACGAATGGGTGCGGCTCGAGATCGAGAGCAACCCGTTGCCGATCTGCACCCGCCCGCAGGTGTTGCGTTCCGCACGGCGGACGTAATGTCGGCCTTCGCCGCCGCCGTCGGCGCGCTCTTCGCCGATCCGAACATCGGCCGGGACGCGGTCTATATCGCCGACGGCGGCGCGCCCGTGCTGGTGCGCGTCGTCGCCCGGCGTGCCGACGCCGTCACCGACTTCGGCGATGCGCGGCTCTGGTCGGAAACCACCCGCATCGACCTGCGCGTGGCCGAGGTGTCGAGGCCGAGGCCGGGTGACCGGATCGAGATCGACGGCGACGCCTTCCTGATTCAGGGCGAGCCCGTCCGCGACCGCGAGCGGCTGGTCTGGACTGTGGATCTGCGTCCAGCATGAAACTGAAGCTCGACGTCGATCCCGACATCGTCGCGATGATGGCGGCGGAGGTCGCGGCGGGGGAACGCGCTGTGACGGCCGCCATGCGCGAAGCCGGGACCAGGCTGAAGACCGCATGGCGGTTGCAGATCACCGGCGCGGGGCTCGGCGCCCGGCTGGCCAACTCGATCCGGAGCCAGAACTTCCCGAGGTCGGGCGAAAGCCTCGATGCCGCGGCGCTCGTCTGGTCCAAGGCCCCGGTCATCGTCGGTGCCCACGACACCGGTCCGCTGATCCGGTCCAGGAACGGTTTCTGGCTGGCGATCCCGACCGAAGCGGCGGGCAAGTCCCTCCGTGGCGGCCGCATCACCCCCGGCGAGTGGGAGCGACGGCGCGGCCTGCGCCTGCGCTTCGTCTATCGCCGGACGGGCCCGAGCCTGCTGGTCGCCGAGGGGCGGCTGAACACGAAGGGCCAGACGGTGGTCTCCCGCTCGAAGACCGGGCGCGGAAACGTCACCGCGCCGATCTTCCTGCTGGTGCCGCAGGTGAAGTTGCCAAAGCGGCTGGACCTCGCGCGGGATGCCGCGCGGGCGCATGAGGCAGTGCCGGAACTGATCGTGGCGAACTGGGTGGAGGAGCGAATGGGGTGAATACACGCAGTGCAGCCGCTTGGTAGATGATCATTGTAGCCCTGTCAGTACCGGGACGCGACCAAGCGCAATCCATGCCCCGAGCAATCCAAAAAAGACGGACAGAATGTTGCCTAATAGAAAGACGTTGTACACCGCCCGTTCCTCACCGTGCCATCGCTGCCATTGGGCGGCTACTTTGATTGCAAGCCATACTCCGATCCATGTCGGGAAACCCAAGAGAATCGCTGTGGTATAAGAGGCACGCTCGCATATGCCTAAAGGAACAGTGAGTAGCCGAGCAGGTTTCCCCCCGCTTGGGAGGTCTTCGGCGACGTAAGGCCACGCGAGGCGATCGATTAACAGCCATAAGACCACCGCCCCGCCAACGGTGGAAACTAGAAAGCCAATAATGATTCGCAGAGGCTCCAGGGTTGAAAAGTCCATACGACGAGCTCCATGCTAATCAACATATTAGGATACAACGGAACGCGTCACAATATCAAGCGCTTGCGACGTACACGATGCCTGCCGTTTTCCTGTGATAGCGAAAAGCATGCCCACCCCCCGCGAAACCATCCTCACCGCCCTGCACACCCTCTTGCAGACGCTGCCCGCCACCGCCCTGCGCGGCGACGTGTTGCCCGAGCGCGTGCCGGCCGATGGTCTGCTGATCCTGCGCGACGGCGAGCCGGGGGAGCCGGAGGTCACCCTGTCGCCGCTGCGCTACCACTACCAGCACCGCGCCGAGGTCGAGGCGGTCGTGCAGGGCGCCGACCGTGACGCCGCCTTCGACACGCTCTGCGCCAGCATCGGCACCGCGCTCGCCGCCGACCGCACGCTTGGCGGCCTGTGCGACTGGATCGAGGCGCAGGCGCCGCGCCCCGTAGACCTGCCCGTCGAGGGCGCGGCCAGCCTGAAGGCCGCCGTCATCCCGGTCGTGCTCCACTATTCCACGGCCGACCAGCTGGCCTGACCCAACCGACCACAGGAGACGAACATGGCACGTGCCCTGGGGGCGCGGGCGCAGATGGCGCTCGCGTTCGAGACGACCTATGGAACGCCGCCCGTTGGCGGTTTCACCCGCATGCCCTTCGCCAGCACCTCGCTTGGCGCGGAGCAGCCGCTGCTGAACTCGGAGCTTCTCGGCTACGGCCGTGACCCGTTGGCGCCGATCAAGGACGCGGTGACGGCCGACGGCGATGTCGTGGTGCCGCTCGACGCCGAGGCGTTCGGCTTCTGGCTGAAGGCGGCGTTCGGTGCGCCGACGACCACGGGCGCCGAAGCCCCGTACAGCCATGAGTTCCAGTCGGGGTCCTGGACGCTACCCAGCATGTCGATCGAGACCGGCATGCCCGAGGTGCCGCGCTATGCGATGTACTCGGGCTGCGTGCTCGATCAGATCACCTGGCAGATGCAGCGCTCGGGCCTGCTGACCGCGACGGCGCGACTGGTGGCGCAGGGCGAGACGGTCGGCACGACCACCAGCGCCGGAACGCCCGCAGCGCTGGAGCTGAAGCGCTTCGGCCATTTCAACGGGGCGATCACCCGGAACGGGTCCGCGCTCGGCAACGTGGTTTCGGCCGAAATCACCTATGCCAACAACCTCGACCGGATCGAGACCATCCGGAGCGATGGCCGCATCGACGGCGCGGACCCCTCCATCGCGGCGCTGACCGGCCGGATCGAGGTGCGCTTCGCCGACCAGACGCTGGTGACGCAGGCGATCAATGGCGATCTGTCCGAGATCACCTTCGCCTATGCCCTGCCCTCGGGCGAGGCTTTCACCTTCACGGTGCACGCCGTCTATCTGCCGCGTCCCCGCATCGAGATCTCCGGGCCGCAGGGGGTGCAGGCAACCTTCGACTGGCAGGCGGCCCGCGACAACGTGCTCGGCCGGATGTGCACGGCAACCCTCGTCAACGATGTGGAGATTTACTGATGCTGAAGCTCGATCTCTTGAGCCAGCCACGCTGGCATGACCTGGCGCCGGGCGTGCGGGTGCAGCTCCGCCCGCTGACCACCGCGCTGATGGTGGCGACACGCAGCGATCCGACCGTTGAGGCGGTCCCCGAAGATGCCTCCGACGAGGAACGCGCCGTTGCCTTCGCCAAGGCCCTCGCGCGGCGGGCGGTGCTCGCCTGGGAGGGCGTCGGCGACGCGGACGGCAATCCCATCGATCCGAGCGCCGAGGCGGTCGACGCGCTGCTCGACCTCTGGCCCGTCTTCGAGGCCTTCCAGCTCACCTATGTCTCCAAGGGCCTGCTGCTGGAACAGGAAAAAAACGTCTCCGCGCCCTTGCCGAGTGGTCCTTCGGCGGGGGCGAGCGCTACTGCGAGGGTTGCGAACCCTGCGGAGCCTGCCAAGGGCCGTGCCCGGACTGCCCGGCGCGGCTGAACCGTCCGGAAACGCCGGAGGGTTGGCAGGTCTGGGATCTTGTCGGCCGCCTCGGCGGCCAGTTGCGCGTGCTCCCCGGCGTAGTGATCGGCTGGGACATGTCGGCAGCGCTGGCGCTCGGTGGCGCGCTCGGCGTGCCGCCTGCCGCCGCGGCCGAACTGCTGCCCGTCATCGAAGCGGTGATGGTGCGGGCCGCGAACGCAGAGATAG